TAATCTCCCACCCAATTCCCCATAAACTCCCCCCATTCAATCCTACACACCTCAAAAAATTTCTAAAAACCCAATCTCACCCCTCTAAATAACTCATTATGTAAACCAACCACATAAACACAAAACGTTGATAACTACGCATTTGCGAAAAGATAGCCATACAAAAGGCACAAGATTTCCCGCGCTAAGACTTTTTAACCAAAGAAAATCACCACATTATGTCAAACAGATAGGAAAGTATGCAACCACTTGAAACAATCTACAAAATGGCACAAACAGATTTTTGCTTTTATAACTACACAACACATAACGCAGGTAAACAAAAGGTTTGGGAAAGAACCACATTCCATGAATACCTGTGTCAGCGGGTGCAGGAGTTTGTTGAGAGGCCATCAGATAAGCCATACGAAATTCTTATCATAAATACCCCCCCACAACACGGCAAGAGTATGACGATTACAGAAACACTCCCATCGTGGTATCTAGGCCGACACACCTACGCAAACGTCATTGAAGTTAGTTACAACTCAGACTTTGCACAGCGGTTTGGAAAGCGAAACAAAGAAAAGGTTGAAGTGTTTGGAGATAAGGTTTTTGGCATTAAGTTGTCAAAGGAAACTAAATCAGCTTCAGAGTGGGAAATCACCGATGGCGGTGGAATGATAAGTGTCGGTTTTGGCGGTTCTATCACGGGTAGAAAAGGCAACCTCATAATTATAGATGACCCCGTAAAAAGTTCGGCAGAAGCGAAATCAGAGGCTTACAGAAGCCGTATATGGGATGAATGGGAACACTCCATAAAATCCCGTACCCACCCCGGCTCGAAAATCATCGTCATTATGACACGTTGGCACGAAGACGACTTAGCCGGCAGACTACTACGGGAAGAGGAATGCGAATACATCAACCTCCCCGCGGAATGCGAAGACGATAATGACCCGATAGGACGAAAGATAGGCGATGCCTTGTGTCCTGAAATCGGCAAAGATAACAAATGGCTCAAAACCTTTAAGGAATCATACGTCAAGGGTGAGGGCATATCAGCATGGTACGCGCTGTTCCAAGGAAACCCGGTTACAGACGGCGGTAACATCATCAAATCCGAATGGTGGCAGTATTACAAGAAAGACAAAGATACTGTGCTCGGAATGGACGAAGTCATTATGTCTGTAGATGCTGCATTCAAAGATACAGGCGACCCCGTATGTATTCAAGTATGGGGGAGACAGAAAGCCAACATTTACTTACTAGACCTAATCAATGACCGAATAGATTTTGTTAATACAATCAAGGCCATCAAAGGCACTAAATCAATCTACCCACAAATCAGATCCATCTACGTTGAGGACAAGGCCAACGGCTCTGCGATCATCTCCACCCTCCGTAACGAAATCCCCGGAATCATACCTATTGAGCCATTAGGGGGCAAGGTTGCGAGAGTCAACGATGTTACATACATCATCGAATCCAAAAACGTCTTTTTACCCTCCAATAAAGAATGGACACAAGAGTTTGTTAATCAGTGCAACGTATTCCCTAAAGGAAAGCATGACGACATGGTAGATGCTATGTCACAAGCCCTTACACGTTTGTCAAAGCACAAGACCCACGAACCAAAACCACGTGAAAGGTCAATTATGGACTTCTTCTCAAAACCGGGGCAGAAGAAAAAGAGTTATGCAGGAAAAGGAGAGAAAATCAATGTTGTTTAGCCTAATCACCCTTTTAACCGTAGTTGTGTGTTTTACCATTTTCGTTTTAATGGCGAAGATGTTCACCACTTACGGCAAGACAAAGGAAATCGTATTACCGAAATTACCCAAAATCAAACTACCTCAAAAAGTAGACAAGGAAAAACTAAAAGCCGAGCAACGGCTAGAAGATATTAACTTCAATATTGATAACTTTCAAGGTTACAACTCGCCCGAAAGGAAAATTAAATGATTTGGGATAAATACTTAAAGTGCAAGTCTTATTTAGATGAAATCTCGCTAGTCAACCGTACCAATGAATGTTGGGATATGTGTTTTGACAACCAATGGAACGTGGGCCGCAACCGCACTCTTAATACTGGTGGGGTTAGTTTACCATTTGGGAACATTATCAAACCAACAGTAAAAGACCATACATCTACGATTGCACAAAACTCATTTATGCCTATCTTGCGGTCAGATTTTGCGGATGATGACGTAATGGATGCCCTTAATAAGCTTTTATACAACGAATGGCGTATAGGAAAGCAACGGTCAAGGCTGTGGAAGATTATCAAACACGGATTGATTCAAGGCGACAGCTATCAGTACTGCGGAACCGAAGACCCTAAAGACGACCAAATCATTCCGAACACAAATGTAATGTTTGGTGACGAAAGTAACCCGAATATTCAAGAACAGCCATACATTTTGATCCGTGGCCGTGAACTTGTTACCCGAATCAGACAAGAAGCCAAAGAACAAGGCATCAAAGATTACGAAATCAACCGAATTGTAGGCGATTCCGACAAAGAGTTTGTAATAGGCGACAAGTCAGCCAAGGATGTAGAAGAGAAATGTACCTATGTCATCTACTTAGAAAAGAAAGACGGCATCGTTCACATGGGTAAGTCGGCTAGCGGAGTAGATTACTACCCCTTAAAGCCTTTAGCTAACGTCAGACCGGGCGGAGAAGTCATTTCAGGCATGACATTATACCCGATTGCCAACTTTATACCCGAACAATTCATCAATTCGGCTCGTGGACTATCAACCGTACGAGCAATGATTCCAAATCAAATTGAAATCAATAAAATCATGTACCGCAGAAGTGCATCAAGCGCGCAAGTGTCTTTCCCGAAGATGGTAGCAAACTCAAACGCAATTAGCAATGTAGAAGATATAGAAAAAGTCGGTGCAGTTATTTTTACTAACGGCTCAACCGAATCAGTTAAGGGCGCAATTGATTACATCTTACCCGCTAGCACCTCCCCAGATGCCGCTAATCTCCAATCAGAGCTTGTTTCTTTAACACGTCAACTCAATGGCTCATCTGAATCGTTATCTGGCATGACAGACCCCACAAGAGTAGCAGCCAAAACAGTAATTGCGCTATCAGATTTATCCGCAAGACCACTAAACGAAGCGGTAGACAATTGCAAGTTATTTGTTGAGGACTTAGCGAGAATTTGGTTTGACCAAAAAATCACCTATCACCCAGACGGATTAGTAATCGGTGACGTTGAAATTGACATTGAAACCCTAAAGAAGATTGACCTTGAAGTTGAGATAGACGTAACTAAAGAAAATCCATGGACAAGGGAAGCGGAACAAGCATTCCTTGATAACCTATTCGGCACAAAGGACATCACGCTTGAAGAATACGTTGATGCATCACCCGATAACGGTGCTGTTCCAAAATCCAAGATGAAGAAACTGTTTATGAAGCGAAAAGAAAAAGAAGCCGAAGAAGCACAAGCGGAAGCCGAAGCACAGCAAGCCGAATTACAACAAACAGAACAATCACAACAGGAGGTACCCAATGCATCTATGCCAATGCAAGATCCTAGCACAGTTGGACAAATCCAACCCTAACCTATACGTAGCCGTTTGCCCCAATTGTGGGAAGTACTACATCTACCCCGACAAAGTCAACGCACCGATAGAGTGTGAGGGCGAAGAAGTCACAGAAGATAAACCAAAGCCACGCCCGGCACAAAGGAGATAAATTATGTGTCCTAAATGCAGTAAAGACCTACTAATCGACCATGTGGATTCAGAAGGCAAGTATGTATATGTTTGCATGAACCCACTATGCGAGAACTACCGCAAGGCTTTCTACCTAACAGAAGACAAGCCAGCGGAAAACAGAATATCCGGCACAACGCCTGATAAATAAAGGAGAAATTTATGGAAGACCAATTCGACGTAACCCCGGAAGTCGTTGTACCGGAAATCGTAACAGAGGAAGCCGTAATCCCTCAAACAGATGGTGAAGTAACCCCGGAGATCACCACGCCGGAAAAGATTGAGCAGACCCCCGGAGAGAACGCAAAATTCAAAGAGCTACGGTTAAAGCATGAAAAAGAACTCTCTGACAAACAAGCAGAGTGGGAACAGCAACTAGCTGACATTAAAAAGCAGAACGAAGAACTACTTCCCTTGAAACAAAAAGCGGAAGAAGAGACTAAGGCCAATGCACTCAGACAGTTTGCAGAAGCCAACGGACTGACTTACGAAGAAGCAGTTGAAATTGCAGCGGATGAAGAGGAAAAAGAAACCCTCAAATCCCAACTAACCGCAAAAGAAACCCGTGAGCAAGAATTAAGCGAACAGCTTAAACAACTTGAAAACGATTTAGCCTTTGAAAAAATGTACCGTTCCGATAAGGATAGTCTACGCGCAATCGACCCCACAGTAGATATTGACAACCTAAGCGAAAGCTACTGGAAGTTCCGGGTAACTGGTTTAACCGCCGAAGAAGCATTATCAGCGGTCAGAACCAAAGAGGGATTGATTGAAAAAGCACCTGTTATTGGAAAAATTGGCAAGGAAAACCCAACCTCTGATATGACAGTAGAAGAGTATGACAATATGTCCGATGCACAACAAAAGGCTTGGTTCAAGAAAGACCCCAAAAAAGCTTGGGAACTCCAAAAAGGTTGGCTTAATAAGTAACCAATAAGGAGTTAAAACAATGGCACTAAATCAACTTAAACCGAATATCATTTCCGGGAAAATTAACCAGGAATTGATTCCAATGACCGTAGCGGTAGAAGGATGTTACCGAGACTTTGAAGCAGACGTTAAAAAAGCCGGACAATCCATCACTATTCCGCAGGTAGCACGACCTACCGCAACCACAACCACAGACGGCGAACCGTTCACCTTCTCGTCTTACGAGAGCCTTGTCTCTTCTGCATACACCATGTATGTAAAACAACAGACAGGTTTTGGACAGGCACTTGACGATACCGATGATGCTCAGGCAATCGGCGGCGTTATGGAAAAAATCGCAACAGGTGGCGCAGAAACTATTGCACAGGCCGTAGACAAACACATCTTTGGGCTAGCAGGAGATGCAAAGGCCGTTCTAGACCACGCATCCGCAGTAAAGATTGATGCAACTAATGTATTAGCAACCATCGACTACGCCGCAGCTATGTTGCACGCAAACAACGTACCTTTCACCACTCCAATCGAATTTCTCGTATCTTACAGATTCCTTGACATCTTTAGAGCAGCTTATGAAGCAATCGATAAAGACAACTCAGCAATGCTGGCAGACGGCGTGGCAGCTATCTATCACGGTATCAAAATCAAAGCATCTAACAATGTTTTGAAGGCCAACACCGACTTAGAAGATTTAATGATTATGCGGACCAACCGAGCAATCGCTTTCGTACAGCAGGTCAATAAAATCGAAACAATGCGTCACCCGTATCAAATGGCCGATGTAGTTAGAGGACTTTCACTCTATCAGGCTGACATTGTTCAACCTAAAGAGATGGTAGTTATCAACGCTAAATACGCTTAAGTAAATTGGGGGGAGAAATCCCCCCTCCAATAAAGGAGATTCAACATGGCAATAAAAATACTAACCGTTGCAGATGCAAGAGGACTAGATACTCTCGTAGACGTAACCCCAGAAGCCGCAACCACGGCAACCGATGGCTTTGAAGCAACTATTGACGGAAGAACTATGGTAGTTGTACAAAACACATCCGCAGACACCGCATATAATATCACCTTCTCAAAGGGTGACGGTATGCAGAGTGTAGCCGATGTAACCGCATCCGTTGCATTTGGTGCTGTAAAAGTATTCTTCATGAACACAGGCAGATTTAAGTTCTTGAAGGGAACGAACAAAGGCAAAGTTCTTATCGTTCCAGCTAACGCAGCCGTTAAGGTAAAAGTAATCAAGTATTAGGAGTATCAAAATGACATACGGAGAAGTTAAAGAATCAATTTTAAAACTAGGCTATGAAACCTCTACCGATGAAGAAGGGTTATTCATTGACGGTATTAACCGCGCACTCAGATTTATCAACGTAGAATTTCCGCTGACCGCAACCTATGAAGTCACATTAAACGGCTCAGACGACTACGAAACAATTGACTTTTCCGCTATGGATGATTTTGATGTCTTCCTAAAAGCCACAATCAAGAAGTCGGTTGGGGGGAGAATGCAAATCTTCCCCTTTGCCGACATTACAGTAGATGATTCCATCGTGAAATATTACGAAGGTATAAGTGGTACGGTTACTTTTACATACCGTACCCGTCCAACGATGGTAACAGATACCACATCAGATTCAGACGACCTAACCATTCTATATAAAGCAGAACCATTACTTCCTCTATTGGCGGCCTTTTACATTTGGGGCGATGATGCACCCGACAAAGCGGCTCAATGGAAAAATGATTACGAAGATATGAAAATCCTTATCAAAGGAGAACCACAAAATAGATTCCAAATAGTTGGGGGTATTTAATGAAAGTTTCAGTACCAAGCACTCCATCACCTCTAACAACTAAATATAACAACCTAATGGGCGTGGACTTTTCAGTTGATGCCTCACAGGTTAATAAACACCGAACACCAGACGGTAGAAATCTGATCCCGGATTCAGCAGGAAACCCCGAAAAAAGAAAAGGGTGGTCTGTTCTTATGGACACGACGCATCCGATTGATAACCTTTGGAGTTTTGAATACGAGGGCGTTAGATACAACTTAATGTCCTACGGCACTACGTTGGTTGAGTTTACAGACGAAGAACTCACGCCTTACACGTTAAGTTCAGCCGGTAAAAAGATTGGTGTTTACTCGCAAAGCCCCGCTATGTCAGGGTTGTTTGTGTTTGACGACACAAAAATCATTCGTTGCTACCCGTCAGCAGGTGAGATTGTCTATCAAGAGATAACGTATTACTCGCCTTTGGTTGTTATTGCGCGTGATCCCGTCAACGGTGGCGGAGCAGCTTACGAAAATATTAATATGCTGACCCGTAAACGTAGAGAACGATTTATCAACTCAGGTACTACGGTAGGCTCTTCGTGGACAGCAGATTCAGGTACTAATACCTTGACCTCGTCAACTTCACACGGGCTAAGCGTAAATGACAGGGTCAAATTTCAAGTAGGAACAGGAATATTGCCAACAGGCATTGACCCGATTGTAACCTACTACGTTAAGACCGCTACCTCAACCGAAATCACAATTGCAATTACTTCGGGCGGTAGCGAGATAAATATTACAGCAGACGGCACAACGGGTTGGAATACACTCGCAGCTTCTAAGCACTTTTTATGCACCGCAACCGTCAGCGGCACACCAACTATCAAGTATAAAGATTCATCCGGTACATGGCAGACAGCAACCCTCGATACAGTAAGCGGTGCAACTGTTTATGTAACTAACCGCTATTTAGGCACAACCGAAGATAACATTGAAATTGAATATACCGCAAGTGGCTCAACCACAGCAGACCAAATTTGCGAATGTAGGGCATGGGCGAGATACAATCAATCAATCGTAGACCGTATATTCGTAACATCTTCTGACCTAGCAGGGTACGGGCAGTATGTTTACTACTCGCAGTTTGGCGACATTTCATATTGGCCAGACCAAAACTATCTTTATATCGGCGGTTCGGGAACTAAAATCGCAGGGTTTTTGAACGCACAAGATTCTATTGCAGTTATTAAAGAGAATACAAACATTGAACCAACCATTCACTACCTATATGAAACTACATTGGACATTACAAATCAAGACGGTTCTATCACAACCCTTAATACTTACGGTGCACGTCAGACCTCCGCAGGTATTGGGGCAGTTAGTTCGTGTATGGGCGTTTTAATAGACGACCCTATCTTCTTATCACCTTCTGGTATTTATGGCATAGCAACCAAAACCTACACTTCTGAAAAGATAATCCGAAACAGATCAGTTTTCATCAACTCAAAACTCATGAACGAAAACCTTTCAAACGCAGTTAGTTGTGTAAACGGTGATAAGTTCATGGTCTTTGTAGGCGACCACGTCTATATCCTAGATGC